GCTGTAACCGCCGTATTTGCCAAAGTGAGCGTTACGTTGCCGGTCAAAGCCCCGCCACCAGACATACCCGTGCCAGCCAAGACGTTGACGGTGTTGGGTACTGCGCCAGCAATGTTGGCAACGCCAAGAACAACCGTTCCGGTCTGACCATTAACCGAAGTCACCGCATCGGTATTGTCAATTTTTTGCCAAGCCGTGCCATTGAACACAGCCCAATCGCCAATCTTCCAATCGGTTATGCCGTCAAGATTTGTGCTTCCGGCAACCGAAACAACATAGTAATAGCCTTTTGTTCCGACACCAGACGTAAGCGTAGGCGAGTTTGATTGAGCATCCCATGTGCCCTGATAGACCAATGCGCCTGTTGTACCGCCCGTTTGTGCCGCTGTTTTTAACATGGTTTACCTCATAGACCGTCACCGGGAGTTATATACACTTGCGATGTTCCGCTTGATGTAGCTCCGGTGAAATAAGCGTTTGGCACAAAAGTCAAAATTTCATCTGTGCCCGGAAGCAAAGGAAAGGCTTGACCCGTTGTTGATACGGCGGCAGCAGCGTTTGCGGCATCAGTCGCACTTGTGCCATAACCAAGAAACACAAGATTGCTTCCTGAGTTGATGACGCGATACTGATTGCCGCCAAGAGTTGTTGACAAGCATTGAACAGCCGTTGGTGCAGCCACGTTTGCGGTAAACGCTACCGTGTTGCCTGTTTTTGTAAATGCGTTAAGACCCATGATTACACCTGTGGCTTTGGATAACGGTCTTTGATTGCCTTGACAGCGGTTCTCCACGCATCAATGTCGTGATAAATCATGTCAAGCTGCTGCTGCCAACCACCAAGCTCTTCAATGTATGAACTTTGTCTGCGGTCAATGCACTCACTCATTTCTTTGACGTTTGAAGGAATGTCTGTTTCTGCGTTGTATTCATCCATGATTTTTTCCTTTAACTAATTGTCCAAGTGTTGCTTGAGAAGTCGATTGGCACAAACCACTCAACAACCATCACGCCATTAAAGTTTTGACCGGCAGCCGCGCTTGTCAATGAAATAGTAAGCACGTTGCTTGTTCCTGTATTAAAAGTAATTGTTGGTACTGTTCCACTTGTTGCTGTTTCAACTTGTGTTACTGCGGCTGTACCACCGTCATAACGAACGGCTTTGTAGTTACTTGCGTTACTTGTGCCTGATGTGTGACCGCTTACCGTTACACGAACGTACATACCCATGCCGTTTGAGCCGCTACCAGTAATACGAGTAATTTCTGTGACAGAGTTTGGAATACTAGAAATAGCAAAAACTTCACGGCAGTAATAACCAGCACCGGGAGTGCCAGAAGAACCTTGCATCATGTGAGCAGAAGGACCGCTATTGTTAGCAGTACCAGCTTGCGTAAACATCTTTCCAGAAGTGTCGTATGTGGCTGGCGCGGTTGTGTTTAAACCAAAATTCCCTGATGAATCAACCGCTGTTCTTACATTATCTGCTCCGCCATATTTATCGGTAAGCATAAATGTTCTATCAATAAATCCACCGCCGCCAATTTTAAATTGCCAATCGCCGCCATTAGATTGAGTGTTAGTAAATCTGGCAACATCAGCACTACCAACAGAAACTTGAAGTCTTGCATTTGTTGGCGAAGTTGTGCCAATTCCCACATTCTGTGATGTATCCATATAGATACCCGTAACAGAATTTGACTGAATAGTTAGCGCAGAACCAGAACCAGAGTTAATGTTTGGTGTGGTCAACGATGAAATTGTGACGTTACCGCTTGCCACGTTTACGTTGGTCAGCGTGACATTACCAATCGTGGTAGTAGTGTTGCCAAGGTAAACCGCCGTGTTACCAAGCGTGATTGCCGTAGCAAAGTTTTGGTCAAGCTGCGACAGCGGGATGCTTGTCGTAGCATTTGCGAAGATATTTGGGACTGCCATTTAGAACCTCACTCTCAATTCGTGTTCGTATTCAAAACCGTTAATGACAAAAGCAGCATCACCTGATGTTACTGTCATGCCTAGATACTTACCATACTGTTTTGCATCAGTTTTGTATAGCGTGTAGCCAGAGCCGCCATACCAAGTAACGATGCTTGAACTGTTATTTATCCAACTAATTATTGAGCCAAAATTGTTAATCCAGCTTACAAGCTGACCAAGCAACACCGGTGCGCTTGAGCCGCTTTCAGAATCAATTGTTATGGTCAACTCAGCCGCATTTGTTAAAGTCGCCTCAACACCGACTTTCAATGCTTGCTTTGTGCGAATTGGGTCTTTCATTGGATTCAATGAAGTCTGCACATAGCTGTTGATTGGTGATGTGGCATCAGAGTACAGCTTCACACAGTTTGTGCCATTCGTGCCGTACATATTGATTTTGCCGCCAGACGGCACAGAAGTTACATACTTCAAGTCGTTTCCATTGCTGGTGAAAAACCATTTCTTTTCAAAGAAAACAGCTTGAATGTATCGCGCTGAACTGGTCGTTCCTTGACCGCCGGTGTATCGGAAATTAAAAGCCGCGCACAAAATGTTATTGAGCAGCACTTGACCTGAAGTGGTTTCCTCTGTTGTGAAGTCAATGTAAGGAAACACGCCGTCAAGGTTGTCAGAAATTTTGGTTGTGGTTGAGCCGACAAGCGCATACACGCCGTAGTCGTTCATAAACAATACAGACCGGAAATAAGGAAAGATGGCATAAGCCAACTTTGAGCCAATAGATGCGCTGACGTTTGTGTTTGTGAAAAGCGTAGTGCCAGCATTGGTCACGCGCACATCAGAGAAGACGTTGATTGAATCATCGCCAAACACATACAAAAAGTTATTGGCTGACAAAAGCTGAGTGATGTTGCCGTGCAATGTTGCATCGGTCAAAGTCACTTGACCGGCAGAGACAGTCACAAAGTCGTTGTATGTACCCGCAGCGGAGTAGCTGACTGTTCGACCATTTGCAATCCAAACGCGACCAGAAAATGATTGGATGCCAACATTCAAGCCGTCATTGACAATTGCTTTTGCTGTTGCGTTACTACCGCCGCCGCCAGAGATTGTGACGGTGATATTTGCTGCGTTTGTATATCCTGTTCCGGGGTTGGTCATAATCACTTGCGTGACCACATTGCCGGATGTAATAGCTTTTCCAGCGGCATTTGAACCACCGCCACCGGTGATGCTTACTGTGATGCCTGCCGCATTGGTGTATCCCGTTCCGGGATTGGTAACCAAAACAGAAACCGTGCCTTGAGCAAACGTAGCGATGCTTGCAACGGCTGCCGCATTAGAACCACCGCCGCCAACAAAGGTAACGGTTGGAGGGCTTGTGTATCCAGAGCCAGCCTCGGTCAAGGCAATTGAATTGATGGAGCCAGAAAGAATTGTGGCTTCAGCCGTTGCTTGAATACCGTTTGATTGGTTTGGCGCAGAAATAATGACCGCTGGAATAGAGGTGTAGCCCGTGCCCGGATTGGTAATGCCAATTTGCCCGACAGAGCAAATAGAAACAAGAGAAGAACCGTCCCAAGTAAAGTAACCCTTGATTGGGTCAATGATGAGGATGCGCTCGTTCTTCCATTGCGTGATGTTGATGTTGTCTGTGCTGAACGTATTCGCTGGCGCGATTGTGCCTTTGGTATTTGTGTCCAAACGAACATACTCAGCGGAGCCATCGCTTTCAAACGCAATCAGGTAATCAACTAGACCAATGTTTCCGGAGAAGAAGTAAAGGGCTGTGTGTGCAAAGGTGATGTCGAGATGTGTGTATGTTGGCGTGATTTTGAGATTGCCATAGCCAATCGGCATGGCGTTCTCAAGCCAATAAAACTCATCGTCCCCAATAGCAGTCCGGTTCGCTTTGGTATTGACACCGCGAAACTGCTTGACAACCTCATACGTTTTTTTCTGTTCTGCGGCTGCCATGATTTACATTGGGTTTGAGTAGGGGTCTGGAATCCTTCTTGTGTAAGTGGACACCAAAACCGCCTGAAGTTTTTGTTTGTACTGCTGCAAATAAATTTCCGACTCGCCAAAAGACTGTTCGTAGTATTTGGCAAGGTGTGCAGCATAGAACTGAACCGGCGTGGTATACGGGTCATCAATGGTGTCTGTGGCTGACAGACTCACCAAATCAGTTGGCAGAATTACCGTATCCAAGTCGATTGTATAAACTTGGTCTGGAACGGGTCCAATATAAATTTGAGATTGCCCAAAGATGCTGAACGCAACCGGGCGACCAATGTAGTTTTGCCAGTAACGCAATTCAGCATTGAATTGAGTCCAAGGCAAATAGCGCAATGGAATCCTAGAATTTCCCCAATAGAGATTGATGTTCAAAACGTCCAGCGTTTGCAAACCATTTGGCAAGCTGGCGTAGTTGATGACCTCACATTGACCCGCATATTGCAAAGTCGCCGTGCCGTCAGTAAATGGTGTTGATGGTGGATAGACGTTTGCGCCTGATGGATAAGGCGGGACAGTCGTACCTAAAACGCCACCAGCGGTGACTTGATAAATGAAGATGTTTGAAAAAACATAGTCTCCCGTATTGACTGCCAATCCAGCAGCCCAAATGACCGGATTGTTGCCGCCAGCAACGGGAGTGCAAGGTGTTTGCGACACTTGCATTGTTCTCAGACACCCTGTGTCTCTTACGACACGGGCGCGTGCAGCATTGATGTAGTCAGTTAATTGTTGGTCTGTGTAGAAAACGCCTGTCGCGTCATGCAACAACCTTCTGACTTCGTTGATGTACCCTTGGAGTGTCTGAGCCATGTGTTATCCATTTTGAGTTTCTTCGGAGTTTCCCTTTCCCCCCGCCCTTTTAGGGGGCAAGGGTACTCGTTCAACCACCGGGGATAACAAGTGGTCTTTAATTGGAGGCTTGTCAGAAATTTCAATTTTGGACAAGATTTTCAATCCTTCAGGAATATCATTTCTTGTTTGAATCATGGCAAGCCTAGCCATATACGGTTCTTTGTTTTCATCGCCATGTCCGAATATGTGACAAACAGCATCCAGCGGAGCTTCAACCGTTTCCCCCACAGGGAAGGTGTACGGATGAAATTCAAAACTGAACGTAATGGGTTTTTCCCATTTGTTTGTCACATAGACGGTTTGCATGGTTAGAAGCTCACTACATCGCCCCACACAACAATGTCAACCGTATTGGCGTTGCCAGATGCGGTATTGATGTTGACGTAAAGGCATTGGGTTATGTTTCCCGTGATTGCTGCTGTCTGATAAGCGGAAGCAACTGAGATGTCTTGAAACTTACCGGCGGCAGTTATGCTTGATAAAACGGTGTTAGCCGTCACCAAGTTTGCTCCATCGCCGGTTACGCCAATAGACACGTTTGCGCTGGCTACTGAACCAGAGGGGTTTTGTACGGTAATACGCCGCACAATGACCTCTCCAGAAGTAGCCACGTTTCCGCTATTTGTCAGACCGCCACTCAAAATAGGAAGAGTAATAACAGCGTTGCCAGCCGTATTCAGGGATGTTCCGCGAATAACGGCAAGGCGGTAGTTGCTAAAACTATCCTGTGTATTTTGCCCGACTGCATCTGCATTAGCCATGTTGACTCCTTAACTGTTGTAAGTGCCGGAGACAGCTTGACCGCCGTTCGTACCGAACAGCGTGATGGTTGGAGTACCACTCAGCACGTTTGCACGGACGTTTGTACCGTCAGCAATGAAAGTACCGCCGGTGTTGTTGGCAACAATGACTTGGTACGAAGCGTTACTGATGTTGCCGGTAGTGTTGGTGTTCAATTCAATCGTCACGTTAGCCGTGGGAGGAATGACCCAAATACCAGCGGGAAGAGTTACCGTTGCGTTACCAGCAGCGTATGCTAAGAAATAAGCACCCGCGCTGTTAGTGGCGGCATTGGCAAGAATGATTTTGTTTGATGATAATGACATGGTTTATCCTCCTTACAGGCTCAATGAGTTGTAACCGGACACCACCGCCATTGACTTGGGTTTGGTGTTCACCAATTCCGCAATCATCAATACAGCACCAACGTAGCCAATTTGCCAGTTAGGTAGAGTGGACTCAAAACCAGTAAACACAAACGAACCTTGCTCATGGATGTACAGAGACAAGTAGTTGGTGTTCAGGAAGTACACAGTACCTTCAGGACAGTATGGGTCGGGGTAGATAGGTACGCCAGCAACCATCAAAGCGCGGAAAGCGGCTTGAGGACCGTTGGTTTCACCATCAAAACCGTTACCGGGGGTAATAACGTATTGCTCTTGACCAACAAAGTCTTGAGCAAGCAGCGTCCAAGTACCAAAACCGCAAACACCGAAGCTAGGCACTTCAGCACCGTTTTTAACAGTACCGGAAATGTATTGCAGAATGTTTTGACGGGTTGGGTTGACGTTACCAGCCGAATAAGACTTTGACTGCCACCAGCTATAAGCGGAACGACTGATGTTGCCGTATGTGCCAGAGGCAGACACAGCAGCGGGAAGTCCGGTAAATTGCTGAGTGTTTGTGCTGTTGGTGTACAAGGCGGTTGCCATTGCATCCATCATCACGTTGGTTGCATCGTTCATACGAGCTTCAATCAAAGGAATGATTGCAGCATCTTGCTGAACTGCACCTTCCATACCGAGGAACGGCACGGGGGCAATCATCAGTTTCAGGTCAAACTCAGCGTTGAAAGCACCTTGCTGAACTGCTGGCTGGTTGAAAGAACCAGAGTAGTCAGACCATTGTGCGTTCACGAACTGTGCGCCCTGAACTGGAACGGTTACAGAAGAAACACCGCCGGAGGCTTGTTGCGAGTTAGCAATCAAAGCCGCCATAAGCGGAGTCGAGTTATAAAGTTGAACGACCAGCTTCGGAATGAACGCACGCCGCGTGACGTATGTCAACTCGGTATATTGCGAACTACCTGTTGCTGGAACGATACCGCCACCAATAGGCATGGTTATCTCCTAAAAAAAATATCCCCTGATTACAAGCCAATGGGTCGCGGGTTTTTCCGCAACTCTTGGAGTGCTTTGCTTGCTTCATCCCGCGCTGCCATTACTGGATTCTTGTAGTATTTACCTAGGTCGAATTTAGCAACTGCACTTGGGTTGTAGCCTGAAGGAGTGGGGGCAGCCGACTGCTTCATCCATTGCCAATACTCTGCCGCAGCTTCGTGATTGGTAATGCCTTTTTCAAGCATGACTCTCTCCACTTCTTCAATTTCACTTTCATTTTGAATCAAGCCTTTTTTCATCAGCTTGGTTCTACGAGCTTCAAGGTCGCGCAGAGCATCTTGCTCCCTGTCTTTTGCGTCACGTTCCATCAGCTTGCGCTCAAGGTTTTCAACGTAAGACTTGGTTGTGCTTTCAATCTCCAACTCAGGAATGATGAGGTCTGGCTTGATTTGTTTAGTCAAACGCAAAACTTCTTTCCGAGTGTTGGGGTTGTCCGACAACTCTCGCATAAGCAACGCCATTTGGTCGCGCTGCTCGAATGACATATCTTCTAAGCTCATAGTTATCCCCTAACGAAATTAAATTACTTTTTTGCCGTCACCGGGCTTTTGAACTTGCATCTTGTTCTTGCTGCCAATTTTGGAGCCAGCGTCAAGACCGCCGAATTGTTCAAAGCGAGGTGGGTTGGTGATAACACCGTTTTGCTGATTGTTGTCTGTGGGGCGGCGAGGTTGGTTCGCACCACGGGGTTTAAATAAATCCATGATTTTTCCTTACATTGGAGTGGGTTGAGGGGAAGCACCGCCTCCACCAGCCCCCGGCATAGCCATTGGGCTTGCGGCTGCACCCGGCATAGGCGGCAGATTAGGGACTGCCGGGGCTTGCGACATTGCACGACCTTCGGGGCTTGCGCCACCAGCTTGCGGCAAGTTTTGGAGCATCTGAATAATCTCAGACTGTTGCAATTCACGAGTTTTTTGTTTCTTCGGACCAAGCAAAGTGGTCAGACTGCGAATAGCTGCAAGGGCACGTTGACCCTCATCGGTTTCGCTACCGAGGGATGGCAAGGCTTGTTCAATCAAATCCATTGCCATTGAAATGTTTACCATTGCCCCTTCTTTGTTTCCCATCTTGGGTTCAGGGGTAGACATTGGTGCGCCCATAGGGGGCGTTGTCTGGTCAGACATACCGCCAGCGGGAGTCATTTCCGCGCCGGGAGGCGGTGGGGGTGTTGCGGGAGCTGCTCCGCCACCACCTTGTTGGTTGCGAATTAACTCCATCATTCTGTCGGGTGGAACTGCCATATATGCCCTCTATCGTCCAGATAATCTCGATTTAACCAGACTATCGCAAAATGTCAAGTGGAGGGCAAGTTTGGATTCCAGCCCCCCGGAGGAATTTGAACGGTCAAACCGTGCAATTCAGAGGGGCGAACCCCGCCGAATTACTTGCGGCTTTTACGACCTTTGCGTGCTTTGCGTGCCATGTTAATGACTCCTTCAAAGAAGCGGTCACCTATTTTTTAGGGAAGGCAGCCACACCCTTTTCCCCCTTTCGGGGGGAAACTTTTAACGGCGGGTCTTGCGACCACGTTTCATTTTCTTGTACATATCGTACTCCTTTTATGTGCGATTGATTTCGCGGGTTTGTTTTCGGGCTTGTCGTGCGGGACTGACGCGCACATCAACATTTTTGTATTGAAGTGTGCCGCCAGCACCACGAGACTCTTCTTTGCCTAATTCTTTGCTGGTGATTCTAGGCTGGTCAGCCTTTGGCGAAATGGGTGAGCGAGTAGCCATGTCAGAGTGCCTTTAAGTCAGGTTTGCCAGAAGCCTTGGGCGCGGGAGCTTGTGGGGGCTTTGCAGCCTCAGTTTCTTCGCGTTTTTTCAGCTTGTCTTTTAACAATTGTTTCATCGGAGGCTCAAGCAAGTCAAGCAATGATTCTTTGTCAATAGCTTGGGCTTTGAACAGATTAAACGCAAGCTGGCGCAAGTCTTCGGTGAAGATAGGCGAATTGCTGTGAGCATCAACTTTCACAACATAATCGCGTGTGAATTGCTCTGCAACAAACTTGTTTCCTTCTTCATCAAGGAAGTGAGTGTTGTCGTATTGCTGCATCAGCTTGAGATACAGAGTGGCTACTTTTTCCAGAGAGTCTTCAACAATCAAAGCGCGTTTCTTGGCGCGGCTTGAACCGAGTCTGGCTAGTTGAGAAGCATGACCAGCAGAGCGAACGCCTGACTCCCCGCGACCAGACAGAACGCTAGAAATACCAGAGGCTTCGGCAAACATTGAATCGACTTCATGGATGACCTCAAAAAGTGTTGCTGGCATTTGTGGCGCAAGGCGTTCAGCCTTGGCGTTTGGCATATCGGTAGACAGCAAGCCGCCAGCGCGGTTCAAGGCAAAATTCTTTTCGTCCAAGATGCCGGTGAAGCCCGTCAACGCTGTTGGCGGGTTGACTTGCTTGGAGAGCAAATCAAGAATCTCGGTCATGCGGTTGTTTCGTAACGACTGCAAGAAAATAAGTCGCTGCACTTCAGACTGACCCCAATAGTAATCAAACTGAGGGTTAGGGCAAATCTGAACAAAAGGCAATTCGCCTTTCAAGAACATAGATGCGCCGGGGCGGTCATAGATGAACACATCAGGGTCAGCCATTGTGACCACTTGATAGTCTTGGATGTCATCGTTCCACACCCAAAGCTCAAACATTTTGACTGTTTCTTCGGCAACCCGCGCCTTGTAACGGTTTGTGCCGCCAAGGTCTAGGTTAACTGTACCGTACAGAGTCGGATTGGACTGCGACAAGAGGATGCGGTCAACACCTTCTGGCAAATCTTCGGTCTTCGTGTGTACGCTTGTCGTAATGCGCTTGACGATTGAGTCGCGCTTGGGATGGGAATACAGACGGGCATATAGCTCAGACTTGGTAATGTAGTACGTTTGAACGATGGCTTCTTGCCTGTCTGTATGCGGTGTGTCTTCACGCAAGACACCAATGCTGGCTGGCTCTACCATGTACGGATGGATGCCGTTGTTCACAACCAGCTTGATGAATGTTGAGTTGAAGACCAAAGCCCATGTGAGTGCCGAACTGAAAACTTGGTCAGCGTTGCTGTTCAACCATTCATCGTTGAGAGCAAGTGTTAGGCGTGGGACTTTGATGTGTTCTTGACCGGGAACCGATGCGCCGACATTGATTGAGAAGCGCGTTGTTTCTGCTGAGTAAAGAAACGATGTAAGTTGGTCAATGTGCGGATAAATCTTGTTGAAGATTGTTGGCGGTTCTTCAGGACCGGAGCCAAACAAAAACCATGAACGCAGAGAAGAGTAGTCCCCCTTGCGTTCTTGCAAGGACACCATGCACTTTTCAATCAAGTCTTTGTAGAAAAACTCTCTTGCTGTTTCTTCGGTAGGTATCCGCATTATTTCTTGATGGTTAAGTTTTCATGGTCAGGAATGTAACTCGCCGCCTTGGGTCCTGTCAAATTTCCAGCCGCTTTTGGGTTGAATGATACAGCTTCATCGGCAACTGGTCTAACTGCTCGACCAGACATGACATTTTTCATGTTGTATCGACCATCACCACCCCAAATGGCGGCATCTCCCGGTCTTGCTTCGCGTGGACGCTCGGCAGCCTCTCGCGCTTCTTTCTCCAATTGAGACTTGCTGGTCTTGTTGTTGCGCGTAAAGAAACCGGCTTGGTTTTCGCCCTCGCGGGTGGACTTGACGTTGGTCATGCCAAAGTCAATTGACAACTGCTTGATGTTTTTGTCATTGCTTTTTGTGGCATCCGAGATTAAACCCGGTGCTTGGAGAAACACCACGAACACTTCTTCATCGCAGTTTTTCATTGGGCATTTCGCCTCAAAGCTCTCAAAGTAGCCGTGTTTCTCGCACTTGTAGTCTTTCAATACTGCCATCTTCATCCCCTTTTAAATGATTCATCCAAGGATTCGCCGGAGTAGTCTCCACGATTGCTAATCCCAACCTTAATCTTAATCTCCCCGTTAACCATTTTCAAGCTGGTGCTTGGCGTTAATCGGGGTTTTGGTTCTCTCCGGTATGCCACAAATCTTGTGTTGTCTCGGTTTTGCATGATGGCGACTTCGCCGTTTTGCCAAGATGTATAGCCCTTTGACACGCGAATTTGGACGTACTCGGTAAGCGGAGACACGCGATAGATGAAGACATCAAGCAAGTGGGAACGGTCAATGCCGCAAAGCTCGGCAAAGAGTTTTGTGCTGATTCCACGGTTTTGGTCTTTGAGAAAACGGCGAATCTGCCGCATCAACTCGCGCTTAGTGATTGTGGGGACCGCCATACACGCCAATCCTTTTTAAGTAATCGCTCACATTTCTCCCAACGGCTACCTCTTC